ATCGCGTAGAACTTGCCTCCTCGCCAGAGACTCGGTCGAACCCCCAGCGTAAGCGACAGGGGGTGAGACTAGAGTCACCCCTTGTACGAAGTACAGGGGACGGAAGTTGAGTTGGAAGTTGAGAGTGGTTTGGCACGGGGGTAAGGGGTGGGGGTGCGGGTGTTGACCCTCAGTTGACCTTAAAACGCCTTGGTGACCCCTTAGCGGGGCTGGAATCGCTATGCCTTGGGGTGACCTCGGTGGCACTTTCGGAGGGGGGCTGGCTGTATTCCCAGCGGATGACCCCCTTCTCGGCGGCGTGGCGGATGTAAATCTCGCCCTTGAACTGGTTGGCATGGTCCTTGAGGCCAGCCCGGCCACGGCGCTTGGTCAGGCCGAACTTGTAGATCGGCTCTTCGCCCTGGCATCGGAAGAGGACGGCGACCTCGCGGAACCAGTTCGTGAACTCGGAGGAGCCTAGGCCCGCGTAGGCTAGGTCGGCGACGGTGTGACCTTCCTTGTCGGAGGCGGCCTTGGGTTTCCCGGTGTGGTGCATGGCGACGAGGACGGCGCCCGTCTCGAGGAGGATGGGGGCGAGGTCATGGCGCAGGAACTTGGACGCCTGCTCCTGATCGGAGACGTCGATACCCGCGAAGGACAGGAGAGGGTCGACGAAGACGATGTCGGCCTTATGCTCGACGATAAGGTCTCGCAAGGCGGCGGTGAATGCGGTGCCGGTGCTGACGGTGTCGCGGAAGATGGCAAGGTGCTCCCGCAGCTGAGAGCGTTCGTCCCCGTCAAGGTAGGCCCCAGCGATAACGTCTTGGAGGGCTTCCCCTACGTCCAAAAAATCGTTCTCGGCCTGAAGCACGATGGCCCTCAGGGGACGCACAGGCTTGATGCCGAAGAAGTCCTTACCCACGCACCAATGGACGGCGGCCTGCATCATCAGGGAGGACTTGCCCGTGCCGGACTGGCCGACGATGAGGAGCGAGCCGCCCTTGCAAAGCCAACGGTGATTGCCTAGGATGCAGTTAGGGTCGTTCTTTCTGTCTGCCGAGATGAGCGCGTCGAAGTCCATGCGCTGCGGACCATGCTTTGCTTTCCTACCCTTGCGGGTTTCGGCGAGGTTGGCATAATGGTCGAGCAGCGTGTCGGGGTCGGTCGCCTGCTTGGCGGCGTCAATGGCACGGCGGAGGATGGCGGCGTCGGCGATCAGGTCGGCGTGTTCAGGTCGGTAGGCCGAGGAGCCTGCGTCGCTGACCAGGAGCGAGACGGTAGACGCGTCGATAGGCGAGCCCATGTCGCGGAGTCGCTGGCTGACCGTCAGCTCGTCGGCAGGAACGCCATCGGCCCCGAGGGACAGCATGGCGGCGACGATGTCCTGATGGGCGGGCTCGAAGAAGTCGGAGGGCTTGAGGTCGCCCGGTAGTGGGAAGGCTTCGCGTAGGAGGACGCCGAGGAGGTGGCGTTCCGCCGGCACGTTGTTCGGAGGAGTCATGGAAGAAGGGGTTGTGGGATGGGGGCGTGGGTGCCCGGGGTCAAGGTGCTTTGCGCTTGGAGGTCGGCGGGCCGTAATGGTCGACGGCGCGGAGTCGCCCGGTCTCGCCGATAAGGACGCGGTAGCGGGCCTTGACGAGCGCGCCTATGTCGAGGGCCTTCCTGATGTAGATGGAAGCGGTGTGGCCTGCCTTGAGTTTCCATTTCTTGGCCCACTGGTCACGGGTGAGGAAACCCTTGGGGGGCTTCACGGCGCTGCGGTTAATCTCGGCCATGACGGCTAGGAGCACCGGGTCGTTGCCGACGCGGGTGTAGAGCATCTTCCTCTTGGATTTAGCCATGACGGTCAGGGGGTGAAGGTCTTCAGGTCTTTCGTCCAGATCCATTCGTTACCCATCTTGTGGACGAGCCATGCCTTATAATTCCCGCCAGCGGTTATAAAGCCCGCGACGAAGCCGGAGCCCCATCGGGCGGTGGCTAGGCGGTGAGCCGAATAGGTCATGTCTTCCTTCCGGCATAGGCATCCAGCTGAGAAGGCATTCCCGCCTCCGTGCTTCGTCAGGGCGATGCTGGCGAGGTTGTGGGTATGGCCGTGGATGAGGGCGCCGCCGTAAGGGCTGTAGTGGAGCCCCTGTACCACGGTACTGTTCGCGCCGTGGGCATATCCATGTACCATAGCCACCGGGCCTAGGCGGTAGACGCCCTTGTCGGCGTGGTAGGGCAGGATGACCTTGGCGCCGCATTTGCGGGCGTGGGCGTTGATGTGGTCTTTCACTCCTTGGCAGTAGTCGCGGACCAGGGCGGAGCCTGAGCCTTGCGCCGCGTCGAGCCGGTGTTCGTGGTTGCCCCATAGCCAGACATTAGGCCGCCAGCGGGTGAAGAAGTCCTTGCCCTCTTCTATGTCAGCCTGAAGGGACTCGGCGCCTTCCTTGTCCGTGCCGACGCCCTTACGCAGGGAGCGGAAGTCGTACTGATCTCCGCCGGCCACGCGGATGTCGGGCTTAAAGTCCTTCGTGAACTCAAAGAGCGCGGCGAGGGCCTGCGGGTCGGCCATGTCGCCATGATTGTCTGACGCGTAAATGAACTTGGTCAGTTTGCTCATCGGGCGTTGATGTAGGGGATGGGCTTGCCGGAGTCGAAGGCCGCCAGCATCTCGTCACGGCGCTTGCGGGCCGTCTCAAGGTCGGTGGCGATGTTCTCGACGATGTCCGTGCCGCGACGACGCAGGCGGAACCAGTAGCAGTCGCCGAGTTTCTGGAGGTGGTGGTTCGGGTTCTCGGCCTTGGTATAGACCACCTTGTCGTTCCGTCCGATGCGGGTATACTTCGGGCAGGCGAGCAGGAAGGCGACGCGGTCAGGGGACAGGCCGACCTTGCGGGCCCATGCCAGCGTCTCGGCGTTCAGAGTCTCCATGAGCGTGCGAGGTTGCGGCCTTCGGTCATGATCTGGTTACGAGCGTTCGGCTTGAAGATATACTCCTGGTCGAACAGGTGGGACGCACGTATCTCGGCGATGCTGTCGAGTTCCTCGTCGTTGGCAGGACCGACCCCGGCGGTGGCGACGTAGATGGTGCGGACCTTCCAGCCTTTTTCCCAGAGGATGTCCTGGCACACGCGCAGCTCGTTGACGTAGCGCCAATCGGAACAGACGACCGTCTCGGGGGAGGGCTGATCGTGGTGCTTCATCACCGGGCACCAGTTGGCGAAGTGGCGGGCGAAGACGTCCCGATCTAGGCGGCGGGCGAACTTGCCTGCGTGGACGAGAAAGTCACGGTTATCGACCTTGAAGTCCTCCTTGAAGAAGTCGCCGTCAAGGCCGAGGTAATCCATGTAATGGTTCGCGGCCTCCTTGAGCGCGTCGGCGAAGTTGATGTGCTCGGCGGGGCGGTTGGACCACTCTAGGATGCCGGAAGCGAGGGTATCCTTCCCAGCCCTTGCGTACCCACTTACGAGGACAAGGGTGGGAGGAGCCATCGGCGTGGGAGCGTCGGTCACGGGATTAGAACGGAGGGTTTTCGGGAGGCGCGTCTTGGACGACAGGCTTCTGGGAGCCCCTGGGGAAGGTCAGCTTGTACTTGAACTGGGGCTTGCCGTTCCACTCGCCGTTCGGGATGGCCTCGACGCCGATGAGGCAGGTCTTGCCGCAGGCGGGCTCGACGTACTGCATGAACTCGGCGGGGGTGGCGTCCATACGGATCTCCTCGGTGAAGGTGCCGGAGAACTTGCCGACGAGCATGGCGAGGGGCTTGGCGTACTTGGAGCCGTAGGACTTCGACAGGCAGTTGCCCTGGTCGTCGAGGAAGAACAGGCGGGCGGAGGAGGTGCCGTCCTCGTTGTGCTTCACCTTCTCGAACTTCGGCTTGATGAGCTTCAGTTTGTAGGTGCCGGACACTTCGATGGACTTGAGGGGCGGGCGGTCTTGGTTGGGCGGGTTCATGGATTAGGCGAAGTTGATGTTCGTGGCGGCGGTCGGCTTGGCGGCGATGTCGATGGTGGTGATCTGCTGCGGGTAGGCGGGCCAGTGGCCGGAGGCGGTGCATTCCTTGTAGAGGGCCAGCGCCTTCTCAAAGTCGAACGCGGCGCCGGTCATCAGTTCCGGCCCGAGCTCGTAGACGGCATGGGCGTAGGGCGGTTCCTTCTCGACGGCGATGAAACGGAAACCAAGGACGCGGCACTTGTAGGCCGACTCGACGGCGTGGCGGTAGAAGTAAGCCTGGAGGGCGTACTTGTATTTACGGACGGCCTGCAGGAAGCCGTGAGCGCTGGCGTCTTCGCAGGTCTTCAGGTCGTAGATATAGCCGTCGTCGGAGATGCCGTCGATGGCGCACTTGACCAGCGTGTCCCCGATGAACGCGGTGAACATCACTTCAGTCTTGGAGAGGACGATGCCGTTGTCCTTCATGCACCGGGCGGCGGAGTTGGCGACTGCGTCGACCAAGGCACCTTCCTCGGCGGTCAGGATGGCCTTGTCGGCGTTATGCTCGCAAAAGTCAGCCCAAGCGGCCTTGCCTTCCTTCGTGCGCTTGTCGACCTCGGGGGCGATGGCGTGCGTGGCGTTGTAAGCGTCGAGGCCCTCAAGGGCGAGCTTGTGGACGGCGGTCCCTACGCGGAGGGCCTTGGAGTCCTCGCGGGTGCGGGCGAGGTACGCCTGGTAATGGGCGGGGGACTTGAGCAGTTCCTTGGCGCCGGATTGGTTCAGCGCTTGGATGCCGTCATAGATGACGCGTTCGGTGATGAGGTCGGGCATGGTGTTTGGTGTTCTGGGTGTTGGTGGAAATCAGAGAAGGGCGATGATGGCGGCGGCCTGATCGGGGCGGCGGCGTTCGATGGCGGTCAGGCACATGGTCGACCCGACGGCAAAGCGTGAGCAGGCGACCGGGCGGCTGGCATACGTCTTGCACTTGCCAGAGCTGGACAGGTGCGGGCATCGGGCAGGGACTTCGGCAAAGGTGCGTCCGACAATCTGGAAGACGGAACCGCGGGCCGCATAGAACTCGGTCGTGGTCGGTGACGCGTCGATAGGCAGGAGGATGCTCTCGCAGCAGGCCCCCTTGCAGAGTTCACAGGCTTTGCTCACAGGCTGTCGTCCTCGGGGGAAGACTCTTCGACGCTGGCCGAGATGCGGCGCACGTCCTCAAGGGCCGACTCGCCGGCATTCTCCATGGCCTCAAGGGTGTTCCGCAGGACACGCAGCTGGACGACCAGGACATGGACCCGGTCATGGAGGGGCTTCACTTGGGCGGCTTCGTCAGCCGTCTCGACGTGATCGGTGAAGACGCTGAGTTCGGTGAGGGCGGCGGAGGCGAGGTCAGAGAGCGTCGTCAGGTCTTCGACGTGCATCTCGATGCGGGAGGCGAGGGACTTGACCACGGCGAGGTCGCTGGTGACCTTCTCGACGAGGCGCTGGATGTTGTCGCGGTTGGTCATTGGCGGGTCGGTGTGAAGGTAAGTTCCTTTATCTCGCCGTTAGGAGCAAGGGTGAAATAACGGACCTGCGAACGGACGAGCGAAGGGTAGGTCTTGCGCTTCCACGCGTTGAGGTCGGTGAGGAAGTCGGCGTGCTTGCGGGCCGTCATCTCGACGTAGGGGAAGCCGTCCAGGAAGAGTAGCAGGGCGTACTGCTTCGGGACGGTGGCGGCGATGCGCTCGATGCCCTTGGGAACGTCAGCCATCAGAGTTGCCCGGTCTTGGCGCGGTTCCACTTGGCGATGGTGGCGATGCAGACGGCCTTGGAGATCGCGTCGAACTGGCAGAGCTCCGAGTTGACCACGTCGTCGAGGACGCGGGCGAGTTCGTTTCCAGCGTAGCGCATGGCTTGCATCTGTTCTTCGTGAGCCTTTGCCTTGGCCTGTTCGGCGGCGAGCATATTGCCCTGGTGCATGGCACGCATGGCGCCGGCCACAGGGTCGAAGGGGTCGAAGTCGTCGGAGGGCTTGCTCATTTGGTCAGGGGGCGGGGGGGGAGGTTAAAGCTAGTGGCGGTGGCGGC